ATGGGTGGTTACCCTGGTCAAACTACACAAAGCTTTGTGCCTAATCCTAGTCCACTACAAACAGCGATAGGAGCAGGATCTGCACTAGCAGGAATATTTGGAGCACTGAAAGGTTAAAGATGGCTAATAGAGTTTTAAAAAGACCAATGTTCAGAATGGGTGGTTCACCACAGTTTGAATTTCAAGAAAGAACAACTGGAATACTATCCGGGCTTGATGGACCAAAACTAAATGCATCAAGAACAGGTATGAAAGAAGGTGGTTTGACTTTTGCAGAAATAATTAAAGCGCAAGATCAAGCTAGTAAAGACTATTTGAGTGAAGATGATTACAAAGCGACACCTGGTATGCCTGGTTCTGCATCTAGTGCATTAATGAATTTTGGTTTAAATTTACTTGCACAACCTGGTGGTAATCTTTTTGGTTCCATTGGAAAAGCAGGGGCACCTGTATTGAGACAATTTCAAACAGCTAGAGAAGCTGAACGATTAGATAAAAGAAAAGCAGAGAGAAGAAGAAAAGGTGATGTTCTAGACAGAGCTGCAGATATATTTGAAGCACAAATAGAAGCTAGCGCTGAAGGTGGTGAAAGAGATCAGTTTAGTTTTGAGGCTATGCAAGATAGAATGACAGAATTACAGGGAGCAGAAAAAGGACTTGTCAAAGAAATTAACGAGTTAAAATTAAAAAAAGACGCTGGAACTGCTACTGAAGAAGAACTTGCTTTGTTACAGGAAAAAATAACAGACAAAGCTAACAATGAAGAATTACAAGTTTTAATAACTAAAAATCCACCAAAAGATTTAGTTGGTTTGACTCTTTTAAAACAAATTGAAAATGGTTTAAAAGATATGGATGAATATTATGAGTATTTAGACGATCCTTCAGCATATAGAAAAAAAGTTATTGAAGAAAAAAAGAAAAGAGAGAGTAGTAGAGATGGTGGCAGAGCAGGTTATCAAATAGGTGGAGAAGTAATAGAAGATGTTTCAATGATGAAAGAAACAATGGCAGCTCCAAGTCCTACATCACCTGCAAAAACACAAGACTTAACATACGATGAATTAAGAGCAAGATTACCAAGAGAAATTACGGATGATGTTGTTACATTAATCGCTACAAGCAAACAAGCACTAACAGACTTTGCAAATATTCAAACTCAACAAGATGTAGATAATTTCAACAAACTATATAACGTAAACTTGGTCCTACCACAGGAGGGTTAAAGTGGAGCCGTTTGAAAAAAAATCACAAGAAGAAGAAATTATTGATAAAATTGTTTTAAACGAAACAATTAAAAAAAAATTAAATAAACCAAGAAAACAGGTTAAATTTACTTGGGAAGGTTTAAAGAAAGCTCTTCCTTTATTTGACACATCTATATTTAGCCCACAAAAATTACAAAGAATCAAAGAACTTACCGAAGGTGAACCAGCTAAAGAAAAAGATTACATAGAGGGTTATGAAGAAATAGAAAGAGCACTGTATGGTGGTATGCAAGATCTAGGTTATTCTATTGGTGATCTTGTTACATCAGGTATCGACTATGCTTTTGATACAGATTACGTTTCAAAATTAGATGAAGTATACGAAGAAAATAAAATAAAAGATCCAGAAACTTTAGTTGGTGAGTTTGGAAAAGTTGGTACTCAATTTGGTATTCCTGGTGGTTTAATATTTAAAATAGGTGCTAGAGGTAGAGCAATTGCAAAAGGTAAAGATGCTGTTAAAAAATTATCTAAAGCACAGAAAGTTACACAAGTAGCAAAACGTGCTGGGTACATGGCCGGAGCTTTTGCAGCTACAGATTTTATCGCTGCGTCACCAAACATAGATACATTAGTTGTAGAGAAAGAAGATGAAAAAGGAAAATCAGGTAGAGACCTTGCACTAACAAGATTTAAAAATAGATTAAGATTTGCATCAGAGGGTGCATTAATAGGTGGAGGATTTTCGTTGATGGGTAAACCATTGGCTGTTGGATTAAAATATGGTTTATTTAAACCTGGCGCATATGTAGCTGGTATGGGATTGAGAGCTGCTGATGCTGCTGTAGTAAAACCATTATCTTTTGTATTATCCAGAACTCCTGGATTAGAAACTGGTGCACGTAAATTACGTGACATAAGTGCGTTTACAACAGAAAAAATAATGAATCCGATTATATCTAGAAATTTAAAATTTGAACAACTACCAAAGTTTGATGATTGGAGATTATTTTCAGTAGCTGACTCTGATCCTATAAAAAGAAGATTAAAAAAATTAGATAATTTTTTAGCTGCTTTTAGATCAGTAGGTAAACAAACAGGAATAGGTTTTCAATTAACAGCTGAAGCTAGAAGAGAAATAAAAGCAAGATCAAGAACAATAGAAAAGTATTTAGAATCTTTGGAAAAAAAGGCATATGATTTAGCACAAGCTAACAAAGCTTTATATAATACAAAAACAACATCACCTGCAAGTCAAGATTATTATTTAGATCAAGTATTGTCTTATCTTAAAGGTCAAAAAAAATTAGATGCTTTACCTGAATTATTAAGAGGTAGTGCATCATCTTTAAATAAAGAATTAGTAAAAACTAAAAAAACTTTTGCAGATCTATTACCAGATAAAGAATTAAAAAATTACATACTAAATAATTTAAAATCTTATATGCGTAAATCTTTTGCTGTGTTTACTAATCCCGAATTTACTCCTGACAAAAAGACTTTAGATGGAGCAATTGATTTTGTTGTAAACAATGTAATTAAAAAAAATAAAACAGAAAGACTTACAGCTGCAGGTCTACCTGGTAGAGCTACACCAGCACAAAAACAAAGAACTTATGCAGAGCAAATTGTAAAATCTATATTACAATCAGGTAAACAGAATAATGGTGATCCATTACAAATATTAAAAAATATATCTAAATACGATTTAAAATCAGATAAAATTATTAGAACAGGTGAAGAACTACCAGATGCAATTAAAAAACTAATGGGTCAAGAAGACAATTTAAAATCGTCTGTATTACAAACTACATCACACGCTATCACACAATCAGTAAACAAAAAAATGTTAGATAGATTAGCTGACGTTGGTCTTAAAGAAGGTTGGTTGTATCGATCAAGAGAAGATGCAGTAGCTAGAGGCATATTAGATGCAAGTAAAAACCCTGTGGGTAAATTAAAAGGACTCGGTTTATTACAGAGTAATATGTCAAAATTGTATGGATCAGATCAGGTTATGCAAGCATTGCGTGGTACACCAGGAACATTAGATAACTGGATTCAAAATAGTATTTACAGAAACATTCTACAATTTAAAGTTGCTACACAGTTTGGTAAAACTGTTCTTTCACCTGCAACACAAGTTAGAAACGTAACTTCTGCTAGCATGTTTCCATTAGCAAATGGACATATAGGTGGCAGAGCATCTGTAACCGAAGCATTGAAGATGACACTTGATGATATATTTGGTGCAGGAAAACTTATCGATGAACAAGCGTTTATAAAAAATTTAGAAAATAAAATACGTCTTGGTGTGATTGATGAAAACATTGTAGCATCAGAATTAAAAGCTGTGCTACAAGATATTAAAGCTGGTGCCAAAGTAAAAAGTATGGACAGTTTATTAAACAAACTATCTAATACTAAAATGATGAAAACAGCTACAAGAATATATGCTGGAGGTGATAACTTGTGGAAGTGGTATGGCCATGAATATGTAAAATCTCAAATGCGTGGCATGTATAATACTGTAGATGACATTGCTAAATGGACCAAGGAAATAACAGGTAGAGAGTTTCAAAGATTTGATACGTTTACTGGCGCAAGAAAATCATTTGATCAAGCAATTGACGAAGCTGCTGCATGGCAGATTAGAAATACATATCCAACATACAGTAAAGTTCCAGAGTTTATACAAAATATTAGAAAACTACCTTTTGGTAACTTCGTATCGTTTCCTGCAGAAATGATTAGAACAACTTCCAATATATTAAGTATAGGTTTAAAAGAAGCTTCGTCTAGTAATCCATTATTAAGACAACAAGGTTATAGAAGATTAATAGGTGCTTCTGTTGTACTCGGTGGTGCTAACGAAGGAGCAGGTCAAATAGCTCAAGCACTTACTGGTGTATCAGAAGAACAAATAGATGCATACAAAAGAAGTTTAGCAGCTCCTTGGAATTCAAGAGCAACTATTATTCCAATAAATAAATGGAAAGATGGTATTGGTAAAGCTGTAAACTTTTCATATTTCAGTCCATATGATGTAGTTACACAACCGTTTTACGCTACAATGAAAACATTAGAAGAAGGTAAATTAAAACAAGAAGATGTTGATGATACTTTATTAAAACTAATGTTTGATATGGATGGACCTGTTATGAAATTAATGGATCCGTTTGTATCACAAGCGATTGCACTTGAAAGAGTTTCAGATGTTATGCCAAGACAACTATTTCTTGGTGGTAGAGGTGGTGAAACTAAAACTGGTGGAGCTGTTTATTCTCCAACAGATCAAATAGGAACTAAAATGTCAAAAAGTTTAATTCACATTTTAAAAGGAGTAGAACCCGGAGCTGTATCAACAGGAAGAAAAATACAAGAAGCTGCTACAGGAGATATTAGTAGAGGTGGTGTGCCAAGAGATTTAAGAGATGAGTTACTTGCACTATTCTCTGGTGTTAGAATCATAAATATCGATGTGCCTAGAACCATGCAATATAAAATTACAGAGTACAATAAAAGTAAACGATTAGTTACGACAACAGAAAAATTATTTAGTTTGCAAGATTATCAAACAAGAGGACCAGAAGCATTGGCAAGAGAATTTAGAGATATACAAGAAGAAAATTTAAGAGTTAACAGAGATTTTTATCAAGTTGTAAAAGACGCTCAAGAAGTTGGTTTACCAAAAAGAGAATTATTTAAATTATTAAAAGGAAGAGGTTTATCTACTCGAAACGCGGCTTTAATTATGAGAGGTAAAAACGTTCCTTATACTGGTTATGATGCACGTATGATAAAAAGATTTAGAGATGCAGAAAAGATTGGAAGAGAATCTGGTCAAGGTAAAGTAAACAGAGAATATTTTTATCCTAAAAGAGATTTTAAAAAAATAGAAAATGAGTACAGAAGAAAAACTTTAGATCCTAAAGCACCAGTAAACAGAAGTATAATAGATAGTGTCATGGATTTATTTAGTGAAAGAACTACACCACAAGGTGAGACAGTGCAAACAGCACAAGTACAAGAAATAAAAACGCCACCACTACCGGGTACACCTATGCCTAGAGTGCAAACCGCTAGAGCAAATATTAATCCAATTACTAACTTGACACGTACACAAGAAGCTTTACTATCACCTGAAGAAAAAATAATTGCGGGAAGAACATAATGAAAAAGAACGCATTACAAAAAATTGAGGATCATGAAAAACTTTGCAGGATAATGCAGAAGCAAACTCATGACAAAATACATAAGTTAGAACGTCAAATAAACCGCGTAGAAAGTATCTTATTAGTATCTACAGGAGCTTTGATATCTGGTATGGCTTATGTTATATTCGCTTTAATTATTAGATAAAAAATCATGCAACTATCGAAACATTTTAAACTTGAAGAGATGACTAAGTCGATGACCGCGACTCGAAAAGGGATCGACAATACCCCAGGAGCTGGAGATATAAAAAATTTAGAAAACGTTTGTTACGAAATATTAGAACCTGTTCGTGCAAAGTTTGACAAACCAGTCACGATTACATCTGGCTATAGATCAGAAGCATTGTGTGAAGCGATTGGTAGCAAAAAGACTTCGCAACATGCAAAAGGCCAGGCGGTTGATTTTGAGATTGCGGGTGTACCAAATATTCAGATCGCTTACTGGCTTTCTAATAACGTAGATTTTGACCAATTAATTTTAGAGTTCTATAATCCTGATGATCCAGCAGGCGGATGGGTCCACGTCTCGTACAATGAAAAAGGATCTAACAGAAAACAAGTTTTAACATACGACGGCAAAAAATTTGAGAACGGCCTACCAGAGATGAAATGGTCCGGTGGACAAGTCGTGGGTTAAATCCAATCTCTCAACTCTTCACCCATAACTTCAGACGCAATATTTATTTTTTTACGTAGTGCTTTAACTATGTTTTCATCTACTGTATCTTCTGCTATAAGATCGACATATGTTACCGACTTCGTTTGACCTATTCTGTGTGCTCTGTCTTCTGACTGTAGTCTTTTTTCTAAATCATATCCATTAGAATAATAAATGACAGTATTAGCCTGTGTAAGTGTGATACCATATCCACCTGTCTGTGGCGTACCAACCAAGAATCTACACTCTGGATCAGTCTGAAAACGTGTGATACTTGACTGTCTTACCTCTTGTGGTGTTAATCCATAGTAATGCACATAGGATTGTTCACCAAATTTCTTTTTGAGGGTCTCGATAATCTCACTGACATTTAATTGATAGTTGGCCCAGATAATAACTTTGCCTTCTGTTTCTTCCAATATGTCTATCAATTCGTTCATTCTATTACTAGGTAGAGCCTCTGATGTGCCATCATCAGCTGTAAAATGTCCACAAGTAATTTGATGTAGTCGCATTAATTGAGTTAACACGGTCATGGTTGATGAAGCCTTACCATTCAGATGTGCTATGGCCTTCTTCTTCATCTCTTCGTATAACTTACGCTGTTCTGCTGTAAGTTTGACATGACGTTTGATAAATATTTTATCTGGTAAATCTAAACAATCTTCTTTCAATACTCTGTATGAAAAATTTTTAAGTCTATCAGATAGCTCACCCAGGTTTCTAAATTTATTCACCACTTGTATTGATCTACCAGACAAGTTTAATGTTTTCATTTCTGCGTATCTATTACGAAACGCGTAGTATGATGTAAAGTCCAACAACCACGGATCAAGGAACTCACACTGACTATATAAATCAAGTGGATTCTTTGTAACTGGCGATCCAGTCATGACTCTTCTATACTTTGCATTTTTACCAACAGCTATAATATTTTTAGTTCTCTTTGCTGTGGGTGTTTTGATGGTAGTAGATTCATCAATAGCCATCAACGTGTTATGACAACTAACAAATTTTGTAGCAAAGTCTTTACCTTTTGGTGTAGATAAAGCTTCGACATTCATAATCATAATGTGAAGAGACATATCACTTTTTAACAACGAATCTAATTTTTCTCGTTGTCCTTTAGTAATATTAGATTGCCACAATACGGTCACATTCTCTATATGATTTGGTAAATGTGTGGGTAACTCTTGTTCGTGCCACGTCTTAACAACACCTTTTGGTGCAATAATTAAGGCACCATCTATTTTACCTTTATCATACAACATAGACATGTTGTCGATTAATACTTTTGTTTTACCTGTACCCATCTCCATAAAATATGCGTACGTTGCTCTGTTCCATGACTTTTCTAAAGCAGTCATTTGATGCTTGTATGGTTTTAACTTAAATTTATATTTCATAGTTTCTTCTTTCTGGGTTGACATATAATATTAAAGAACTATATTGTCAAGCATGAAAGAAAATAAAGTATACGTAATTCAAGAAATTGCAGGGAGCCAAGCAGGGAGTCCTAAAATAAATATTGTAGGTGCTACTGAGTATGGTGATCTAAAATTTTTATTACCAGAATTTTCTCAAATGATTTTTTCACCAGGTCCTTTAGTTCGTAAGTTAAGACAAGGTCTAAAAGATTTTACAGAAAAAGATTATTTGTTATTAACAGGTGATCCTGCTTTAATAGGTGTTGCATGTTCTTTAGTTTCTGATACTACAAATGGTAAATACAATTTGTTGAAGTGGGATAAACAAGAAAGAAAATATTATCCCATTGAAATTAATCTATACGAGAAAGGAGAAATAGATGGCGATTAAACAAAAAATAAAAATAAAAACATTCACAGGTAGTGGGTCAATTGATTTTGAAAAGGATCAAGAAGATATAATGAATAGAACCACGAACATTCAATCATTAGCAGATCAAGTTCAAATGTTAGAGGGTGTTCAAAAAAGAATCGCAATGAGCGAGGACAATCTAAAAGATTTAAAAAAAGAACAGGATCGTTTATCAGGTGAGGTTATACCCACTATGATGAGTGAGATGGGTTTATCAGAATTAAAACTTCAAGATGGTTCACATCTTAAAGTTTCTACGTCATACAAAGCGCACATAACAGAGGCGAATAAAGAGATGGCGTTTAACTGGCTTCGTAACAATGGACTAGGAGATATTATTAAGAATGAGATCTCAGTGTCTTTTGGTCGTGGCGAAGATAACAAGGCGGCACACTATGCCGAACTTGCGAAAGGTCAAGGGCTCGATCCAACACAGAAGTTGAAGGTAGAGCCTATGACCTTGAAAGCGTTAGTCCGTGAACGTATCGAGGCAGGTAAAGAAATGCCAACGGAACTTTTCGGGGTATTCTCGGAAAATAAAACTACAATAAAAAGGAACAAATAACATGAACCAAGTAGCAGAGAAAAAAGAAGGAGCACTGGCGACAAATCTATTTGAAGCTGATGCAAACCAAGGGGCTCAAAACATATCGCAAGAAGATCTTGCGTTGCCTTTCTTAAAAATTTTGGGCCAACTATCTCCAGAGGTAAACAAAAGAGATGGTAAGTATGTCGAAGGCGCAGAGCCCGGCAAAATAATAAATACAGTCACTAATGAATTGTATGATGAAATCAACGTCATACCTTGTCATTACAAAAGACAATACATTGAGTGGGCTGACAGAGGTACCAGCACTGGTGCACCTGTTGCGATGCACGAGGCAGATAGTGATATCTTGAGCCAAACAACTAGAGGCAAAGATTATAAAGATAGATTACCAAATGGTAATTATCTTGATAACACCGCTAGTCATTTTGTGCTTTGTCTTGGTGACAACCCAGCAACAGCATTGATATCTATGAAAGCTACACAATTAAAAGTTAGCAGAAAATGGAACTCAATGATGATGGGAATTAAATTGCAGGGTAAAAACGGTTTATTTACTCCACCAACTTATAGCCACATTTATAATCTAAAGACAGTTCAAATGTCGAACGACAAAGGAACATGGTTTGGATGGGATGTTGCAAAGGTTGGTCCCGTAACTGACAAAGCTGTTTACGAAATGGCGAAAGCTTTTGCTGATAGTGTTGGCAAAGGTCAAGTCCAGGCTAAACACGGAACTGAAGAGAGCAATAGTTCTCCTTACTAGAATCCTAGGTAGCGGGCGACAAAGCGAGAGTAGAGTCGCCCGTTTTAAATTATGTCAGTAGAAAAATTTAAGCATATATTTACAGGATTAGAACGTGCTCACGGTGTCACTTACGTAGATAAGAAAGGTGCAGACGGACAAAAGATAAAAGGTAAATCATTTGTAACTAGAGAATATGTTACAGACGATATGTGGTCGAGGCATTTACGAGGGACAGAACCAAGCCTTGGTATTATTCCAATAACAGATGACAACACATGTAGGTGGGGTTGCATCGATATAGACTCTTACGCAGGATTTGATCACAAGAAATTAATTGATAAAATAAAAAATTTAAATCTACCACTACTAGTTTTTAGATCTAAATCGGGCGGCGCACATGTATTTTTATTTACGGCTGTATTCGTAGAAGCAAAACTTATCAGAGATAAATTATTATCTATCAGTGCGGTGTTGGGATATGGTGGATCAGAAGTTTTTCCAAAACAAGTAGAATTAAAATCGCAAGATGATACAGGAAATTTTTTAAATTTACCATACTTTAATGGTGATGATACAACAAGATATTGCTTTAATGATAAGGGAGAAGCTGTTAATCTAGAAAGTTTTTATTTATTATATGAGTTGTATAAACTCACACCAGATCAACTAGAAAAGGTAGTTGTTAAAAGACCCGAGTCTGAATTTAGTGATGGCCCACCTTGTTTAGAATCACTAACACAAACAGATATTAAAGATGGCAGAGATAGAATAATTTATCAGTACATACAGTATGCAAAGCGTAAATGGCCAGAGAATTGGCAATCAAAGATAAATGCATTCAATTATAAATATTTTGAAAGACATCCTGAAGGACCTTTGGATGATAAGATTGTACAAGGTAAAATAAAATTTAACGATGGTAAAGATCTAGGTTTCAAATGTAATGAAGATCCAATGTGTAATCATTGTGATAAAAATCTATGTAGAACTAGAAAATTTGGTATTGGCGGTGAGGCTGTGTTTCCTTCACTAACTGATTTACAAAAAGTATTATTAGACGAACCATACTATTGGGTCAACGTGGATGGTGAAAGAGTTAAATTAGATAATATAGATTATTTAATGGAACAAAGACTATTTAGAAGAACTGTTGCAAAACAAATAAATAAAAAACCACCACGTATCACGGTCAAAGAATTTGAAAAATACACTGATATGTTATTACAAGGTGTAGAGGAAGTCGATGCACCTGTTGGATCATCACGAATTGATCAGTTATCAAATCATTTAGAAGACTATTGTTTGCAAAGATCTATTGGCAGTGTTAGCAAAAAAGATATTTTAAATGGAGCGGTATATACAGAAAATGGTAAACATGTGTTTACTTTTCATCGATTTTTCCACGGCCACCTTACAAAAAAGAAGTGGAAAGAGGACTATCAAGTGACACAACAAATGCTAAAAGAACATTGTGGTTGTGAAGAGGGACGTATGGTTATTGGTAAAAAGAAACCATCAATCATGAAAGTGGATGTATTTGAAAAACCTGAAGATCAATTTACACAGAAAAAATTAAAAGAGGAGGACCCGTATTAATTATGGAACAACAATTATTATTTCCAGAACTTGACCCATACAAAACTAAAATAAAAGATGTTGACTATGTTGACGTTTCAAAAATTAAATGTGGTGAATTAAAAAAAATACCATACAGTGTGTTGCCGGAGGGAAAATACATTCTATTTAAAAGTGGTGGTTTTAATAAGTATCACTCTAAAATGGGAAATGCTTTTCCGTACATTCAAAACACTGAAACATTAAAAGTATTAAGTATAGTAGCTACAGAATATAATGGTTATGTTAAGTCTAGTATTCTTTTACCAAATAAACAAGGACTATTCATAAACATGCATAGAATTGTTGCAGAAGCTTTTATTCACAATGACATGCCGGACAAAAAAGTATTCGTAGATCATATAAATGGAGATACATTAGATTATACCGTTGGTAATTTACGATGGGTAACTCCTTCACAAAATAGTATCGGTGTTAAAAGAAAAAGACAAATAACTTTTTTTGACAAGGCACGTATGGAAAATTTAAAAAATAAAAAATGAAAACAATAGTATTAGGACCACCAGGCACAGGAAAGACACATACTTTGTTAAACAAGGTACAAGATTATTTAAAAAATGTTGATCCAGATAAAATAGGTTATTTTGCATTTACAAAGAAAGCAGCTAATGAGGCGAAAGCAAGGGCGATGGATAAGTTTAATTATACAGAAGACGACTTGCCATATTTTAGAACTTTACATTCACTAGCATTTAGAAAACTTGGCATCAACAAAGACCAGGTTATGCAAAAGCGACATTACGAAGACTTAGGTAGAAAACTAAATTTGTTTATAGATTACAACGAACATGATCAAGAAGAGACAGGTTTGTTTACAACAAAGTCTGACTACTTGAGATTAATACACTTATCACAGTTAAGAAACATTAGTTTAGAACAACAATTAAAATTAGGTGAACACAATACAGAAGTTGATTACGACACGTTAGTTCATTTAAAGAATGAACTAATTAGATATAAAAAAGAATATGACCTGGTTGACTACAACGACATGATTTTAAAATTTATAAATTCAAATTCGTCTCCAAAGTTTGACGTGGTATTTATTGATGAAGCACAAGATCTATCTTTGATGCAATGGAACATGGCAAAAACTATTTGGAATAAAACACAAGATTCTTTTATTGCTGGTGATGATGATCAAGCGATATTTAGATGGGCAGGAGCGGACGTAGATTCTTTTATTACACAATCAGGTAAGTTATTAAATCTTACACAGTCAAGAAGAATACCAAGAGCGGTCCATGACTTTGCACTTGGCATAATAAAACGTGTATCAAAAAGAAGATACAAAGAATGGGCACCAAGAGATCACGAGGGGTCTCTAAAATTTCATGATGATATAAAAGACATAAATATGTCATCAGGTAATTGGCTGGTGCTAACAAGAACACGACACATGCTTGAAGACATAGAGGATGAAATGCGTGAACGTGGTTGGTATTTTGAAAATAGATTTAAAAAAATGCCAGAGAAGGAAGCAGCTGAAGCTGCATTAGAATGGGAGTCTGCAAGAAAAGGACAACCACTAAATTACAAACAGATAGAGAGAATATATAGTTATATGTCACCTGCGCATGCAGATAAAAATTTTTTAAAAGGTATGGCCAAAGAGAGTTTTTATAATTTAGCAGACACAGGAATTAAAACAGATGCAGTGTGGTACGAAGCATTTGATAATTTAGATTTTAGAAGAAAGAGTTACATACGAAGTATGCGTAGGAATGGTGAGAACTTAAATGATAAACCAAGAATAAAACTTTCTACAATACACAGCGTAAAAGGTGGTGAAGAAGACAACGTAGTATTATTAACTGATCTAACCACGAATACTAATAAATCATATCTAAAACAACCAGATGATGAAACAAGATTATTTTATGTTGGTGCAACACGAACAAAAGAAAATTTACACATCATCAGACCAAAAGATTATGACAAATCTTTTCCAATGGAGGACTTCGGTGCGTGATGATCTAATGGTACAGCAGCAGGTAAAGAACGATTGGCAACACATGGTTGGTGTCATCTGTTTAAACCAGACAGGTAGAAAGAAAGTTAAAAAAGTATTACCAGGATTTTTTGAAAAGTTTCCAACAGCAAGACATCTATTAACTTCAGACAAAGACACCATAGCAGATATGTTAAAAGATCTTGGTATGAAAAATGTCAGAGCGCATAGAATATGGAGGATGTCAGAGGAGTATCTTAATTGGGATGGCAAAGATGCAACAGAATTATTTGGTATTGGTAAATATGGTAGCGACAGCTACGAGATATTTTATAAAAATAAAATACCAGATAATATACAGGACAAAGAATTAAAAAGATATGTAAAGGAGGAATTAAATGTCTAAAGTTTGGGACAAACAACACGGTGGGAGTCACTATCAAAAGTATAAGATTCAGCCGAGTAAGTTTGTAGTGGAGAATGAATTGCTATACCCGGAAGGTTGTGCTATAAAATATATTATAAGACATCGCGACAAGGGAAAGAAACAAGATCTATTGAAAGCAATACACTTTATAGAAATGATTATTGAAAGAGATTACAAATGATACAAAAACCTTTATTTGCTCCACAAACAGAATGGATACCACCACAAGACTTTCCTAATTTATCTAATTACCCTGAAATTTCAATTGACTTAGAAACAAAAGATCCAAACCTTAAAACTATGGGTTCAGGTTCTGTTACAGGCAGAGGTGAGATTGTAGGTATAGCTGTAGCTGTTCTGGATTGGTCCGGTTATTATCCTATTGCACATGAGGGTGGTGGTAATATGGATAAGAAAAAAGTAATGAGTTGGTTTCAAGAGGTGTTAAAAACACCAGCTGTAAAGGTATTTCATAATGCTATGTATGACGTATGTTTTATTAGGGCTGCTGGCCTTAAAATAGAAGGATATATCGTAGATACCATGATTGCTGGCTCTCTCGTGGACGAGAATCGCTTTCGATACGATTTGGGCTCTATGGGTCGGGATTATGTCGGAAAGGGCAAAAATGAGGCTGTATTGAAAGAAACTGCTGACGTTTGGGGTGTAGATGCCAAGTCTGAAATGTATAAACTACCAGCCATGTATGTTGGTGAGTATGCAGAGCAAGACGCAACGTTGACCCTGCAGTTATGGCAGGAGATGAAAAAAGAAATACAGCATCAGGATATACAATCTATTTTTGAATTAGAATGTGCACTATTTCCTTGCCTCGTCGATATGCGTTTTTTAGGCGTTCGTGTAGATTTAGAAGCAGCGACTGAATTAAAAAACAAACTATCATTACAAGAAAAAGAATGCTTACAAAAAGTAAAAAAAGAAACAGGAGTAGATGCTCAAATATGGGCTGCACGTTCAATTGCGCAAGTCTTTGAAAAACTTCGCCTACCATTTGACCGAACTGAAAAAACAGATTCTCCATCGTTTACAAAAAACTTTCTACAGAATCACGCCCACCCACTTGTGAAACTAATTGCCCGAGCCCGTGAAATAAACAAGGCTCATACCACATTTATTGATACCATATTAAAGCACCAATATAAAGGACGAATTCATGCTGAAATAAACCAACTTAGATCAGACCAGGGTGGTACAGTAACCGGTAGATTTAGTTATGCTAATCCAAATCTACAGCAGATACCGGCACGGAACAAGGAACTTGGACCAGCGATTAGATCATTGTTTATACCTGAAGAAGGTATGACCTGGGGTTGCTTTGACTACTCACAACAAGAACCAAGACTTGTTGTACACTACGCTGCACTACAAAATCTTTATGGTGTAGAAGAGGTATTAGATACTTATCATGAAGGAGATGCTGACTTTCATACTATTGTAGCTGACATGGCTGAGATACCAAGAAGTCAAGCCAAGACTATTAACCTTGGTTTGTTTTATGGTATGGGTAAAAATAAATTACAAGCAGAGCTTGGGGTATCTAAAGATAAAGCTGAAGATTTATTCAAACAGTATCATAACAAGGTGCCGTTCGTAAAAAAACTTATGGATAATGTGATGCAACGTGCTCAAAGTTCTGGTAAAATTAGAACTTTACTTGGTCGTTTGTGTAGGTTTCACTTGTGGGAACCCAACCAGTTCGGGATTCATAAAGCGTTACCACACGAATCAGCGCTCGCGGAACACGGACCAGGGATCAAGAGAGCGTATACATACAAAGCTTTGAACAGATTAATACAAGGGTCAGCTGCTGATATGACAAAGAAAGCTATGATAGAATTACACAGAGAGGGCATCACACCACATATACAAGTGCATGATGAACTTGATATATCAGTTGTAAATCCTTTGGAAGCTAGTAAGATAAAAGATATAATGGAATCTGCTGTGCAACTAGAGGTTCCAAACAAAGTTGATTATGAATCCGGTCCCAATTGGGGCTCAATAAAATGAGGTTATTTTATGGCTTACTTAAATGCGAATATTCCTGTAGAATACGCTCAAATTAGAAGGGAGTTTTTATATGATCTCAAAAAACATAAAGGCGAAGTTGAAGACTGTATTATCTTCGGCGTTACCTGCATTACAGGCCGTGCCCTCTTATTTCATGCAATCATGGAAAACGGCGCAATATTTTATCGCCTGCCAATTAGCGCGTTTATTCAACGTGGTTTCAAAGCAGAAGACGTACCGAGCAGAAGACTTGATGAATTACAGCTTTGGAATTCTTTTAGCTATTATCCTGCTGTTACTTCTTGGGATATTTTAGAATCACAATCAGGTAAATATATAGGTAAAGATAAACAATGGCATTACGGTAGATATTTATTTACTGTTGACTTTGCACACCCAGAACCTAATATATTAGACACTGATCATTCAGAGATTCCGCACGAGCATAAGTGCGCACACGTATTGGCATTGAATGATGGCAACTACGCAGCACAACCTAACAACAGACTCATTTGGGACATACCATCCTTTACGGTAAAAGACCAAGTGCCTGATTGGAAGGTCCAAACTAATTACTGGAACGTAGAAGATACACAGCAGTGGAGAACAGAAGACACTGACAATTTCTTTTACGAGATAGAGGAAAAGAAAAAATGAGGTGTGGCTATGGATTACAGATTTACAGCAATACTAATAATATTGTTATGTTTATTAGCTTTTTGTGTACGACCAGTAAATCACACACCGTTGAAAATTGAGCAAAAAAATATTATACTGCCACAACCAAAACCAAAAATAAATGAAGAATAAACCTTTAAATATATCTGAATCCGCTGCTGTGCAGATGCCAATGAAGACGGTTGCCAGTTTGATCGCGATAATCGCAATTGGCACCTGGGCTTATTTCGGCATTCACGAAAAATTAAACCAGCACTCAACAAAAATAGAGTTGATGCAAAAAGATTTAGATCAAAACTCAGAGTTTAGAATTAAATATCCAAGAGGTGAGTTAGGTCAATCAGCTGGAGAGGCAGAGCTCTTTATGATTGTGGAACACGTTAGTGGTTTATTAGAGGATGTAGAAGCAGAAATTAAGAGTATGAGAAACAATGCAGTTAACATAGAGTTTTTAAAAAAAAGAACTGAGAAGTTAACTGAAGACGTAGAAAAAATAATTAGAAATGGATCGGAACACTAGAAAAATATTACAATACATGGAAGACATGGAAAAAAAAGTAAAACAAATGAAGTTTATTAGAGATCTCAAAGTAGAGGTTGAAATAAATGGCACTGGTACACATAAATATAGATACAAACGTGGACCAAACAAAGGTAAAGTAACATCATGATAGAAACTGTATTCGCACTTATTTTAACATTAAACGGAAATATGATAGAACACGTATATAAAACCAACTTAAGCGATTGTTTAAAATCAAAGCGCATCGCTCAGAACGAGGTCAATCCTGAGAGAGTTGTGTTCTCTTGTCAAAAAGTAAAGGCTCAGACAGAGATATACATGGATAGAAAAAAGATTGTTAAAATATTAAAATGAAAGTTACAGCAGAAATCGTAAATGGTAAGTGTCCAACATGCGAAGAACAT